GAACCAATGAGGGAAACACAGTCAGTCCCGAGGTCTAGCGCGAAGAGGGTGATTTCTTCGGGCGATTTATGGTTTCGGCAAGGCTCGCCAGGCTGCTTCAAATGCTTCGGGGCTTTCCCATTCGTTAGAGATTTCGGCATGGAGCCAGACACCGCCTGGGGTTCCGGCATTGTCTTTTGAGGTAAACAATTTGACGCCTTTTTGCCCTGGGCCACGACTGCAGCGATACCCACGACCCCAAGCGGTTTTGTCTGATTCGGGTTGTGCAGGGTTGCGGAAGGCGTAGTCATGCAATTCGCATAGAAGGAGCGCTTCGGAGTTTTCGATGAGCCATGTCCATGCTTCTTTTGCAGCTGCTCTTCCTGCTCGAGTTGCGGGATAACCCATATCGACGGCATAGCCACTGGCATGAACACTTAGGTTCTTTGACCCCCGCATCGGGCGGTTGACGTACATTCCTAGATTCGTGAATGCCCAACGCCGTTGACATAGATCAAAGAATTTCTTTGTGATTGGCGAGGTGGCTTTGCCGTCCCAAGAAGGGTAGAAGGGATATTTGCGAGCGGTCATGGTGCAGGCGGGTCTTTCGGACGATCCTTGAGGCCGTTACCTGCGAGCACCCCGAGAAGCCCGCCAGTTAACGTCGCAAGCATTGGCGACAAGACTGACCATGCAGCATCGTCGTTAGGCGAAACCTCGAGCGGTTGAGTCACAAACAGTAAGCCGTAAAGAAGTGAGATGATTGACAGAACAAAGGCAAGCGTCAAGCCGATGGCTACGACAAAGATAAGTCGTGCTTTGATTTCTTCGTTTGTATGTCTGTTGTCTGGTTTCATGTGCATTTCCCTCCAGTGCCGTAGGCAGGTGCAATTGTTGTTGAGATTGTTTCGGTTACGCCTCGTAGCGCTTTGTTTTTTGTTGGTGGGCAGTTAAGGCGTTCACGGTCTGCGCAAGCAGTAAGCGACCCCAAAAAGACCAATAGAATCAGGCTTTTACGCATTTATGCGCTGATTTCTACAAGTAACAATGACGAAACAGAAGCGTTGAAGTTTGTTTGGCAAGTGCCAGTGGTGCGGTTGGCTGCGTAAACTGTGTATGTGGTTGCTGATGTTGTTGCAGGGCTATCCATATAGAACGCATCAAATTGTCCGTGTTGGCGTTGGGTGTCATCTGTGCGTAAAAAGTCTTGGCCAAGTTGCGCAATGCTTGAAGCGCCTTTCCACAGTTGAAAGTTAAGACCATTGCCTGCTGCGTCTGTTGCTTTATAACAATCCGCAACATTGACAAACACAAGGATTTTGTTTGTTGTTGCTTGTGGCGTAATAGTAGCGCTTAATCCCGTGCTGACATAAGCAGTAGTTGGCACCGAAACAGTTGCAGTGTTTGTGTCTGAAATGACCTGCAAAACACGGAACGCGCCCCTAAGGTCATTTTGTTGGGCTGCGGTGAGGATAGCCCCACTGACAAAGGATGCTGGAAGGTTGGTTGGTGTTGCCATGTTGTGTCTCCTTTAGAAACTGAGAAGGTTGTTGTTGAGCGTTCCGAAGATTGCATCGTCAAAAGTTAAGTATTGGTTGCCGTCCGTACTCTCAAAAGTGTACGAAACAATGTGAGACCCTGGAACAATTCTGTGTTCAATTCCTGAAGTGATCAGAGTCTGCGATTCTGTGAGTGGGGTTCCGGTGTTGTAATCCTTTTGGACTGTCACGATTGACGTCAAGTCAATGGCAAAGATGGTTAACCATTGGGCAGGTGTCAACGCTGCAAGTTCGCATGAGATGCCTGTGAAACGGACAACGGGGTTGCGGTATTTGCCGAGAAGGTACGCGCCGAGACCGTTGACTTCTGTTGTCGTTGAATTGAGCAGCTGCAAAAGTTGATACGTCTGAGACTGATACAGAGCAATCGAGGTTGGGTCGGTGTTGGTCTGGACGGCTCCGGCGGGACTCTGTGTTGAAATGTTGTTGTACAAGAGTTCCGACCCGTACTGGTTGACGAGAGTCATGTACGGAATGCCTGTGCCGTCTGTCGTGAACGAAGCGCCCGCAACAGGGTTCAGAACACTTGACCTGCCCTTGAAGGTTAGGGTTCCATCGGCTGCCGTGAAGAGGTACCCCTGTTCGGAGGTGTTGACTTGCTGAAGGTACGAAAGACAGTTCGTGTCCTGAGTAACCGCGTAAGCGCCCAAAGTCGAGGTTCCGGTACCAATAGACCTTCCGCCCTGATAGGCGATTTCTGGGCGGTCTAGAACGGCTGTGACACGGGCTGACGATGACTCTGCGGACGGGGTGAAGGCGTTGAGTTGCTGATTCGCCAGGGTGCCGAACGCGTCAACGCATCGCGCAACCATTCGACCCTGATTGGCGTTCTGATAGTCAAGGTTCCAGTCCTCAACGAAGCCCGTGTAGATGGGGGTGCCGTTGGCGTAGATGATGATGGGCGAACGAGGCAACACGAACGGGTAGTAGATTGAGGCCGTGTTGAGCGGGTCAAGGATTCTGGAGTTGTTGTTGAATACGACTTGTGCGGTGCCTGCGTTGAACTGGTCAAGTTGGCGGTTGCGTCCGCGCCTGATGTTGACTGACAAGACGATTGAGGTCAGGTCGGCGTAGGCGAGACCGCCGAGGGTGCCTGTGTCAAGTAATCCGAAGACGGCGTCGTTGAGTTGGAATGGCTGACCGAATCCTGTTGTTGTTTGGAACCCGACGAGGACTTGATATGTAGGGACGGTCACAGTGTTGCTGCCGGTGCGAAGACAACGCCTGAGTCGCGTTGCGCTGCCAATATTGCGTCGATGATGTCCTGACCGATGGTTGCGGGCGATGAGACAAGTCCTGCGTCGAGGTTGATTGTGATGTTGTCAAATGGGCCGATACCGCCAATGCCTGCGGTTCCGAATCCTCCTGCGTTTCCTGAGGTGTTGTCGAAGGCGGGTGCTGCGGTGTTCTGGACTTTGCCTGGCGCTGATGGTGCAACTGCGGGCGGTGCTGCGAAGACTTCGGGGTTGGCTTCAATGATTGTTTTCTGTGATTCTTCAAAGGCTCGAGCACTTGTGATCCCTCCGCTGCTGCCCCCGCCACCACCGATTTTCGGCATAGCGAAACTTTTGCCTCCAAGCAAAGGAACCCAATCGGGAATCGTAAAAGCCAATCTGCCGACGGTGTTGTTCCAGACTGCAGCGATTGCTTCAAAGACAAATGTTGCTGCGCCTAATAGACCTTTGAACAACGGGATTGTGACGTTAGATATCCAGAATCGAAACGCGCCAAACACGGCGTCAACAATGGTGCGGAATGTTTCAAATTTCTTGTAGGCAATAACTGCAGCTGCTGCGACAAGTCCGATGCCGATTGCGATTGCGCTGATTGGGTTAAGGCTCATTGCGATGTTGATTGCGACAATGGCGGTTGCGATACCGGCAAGGGCGACTGCAATGACGGTAAAGAATTCTGGGTTGTCTTGCGCCCATGTTGCGAGGTTCTGGAGGAACGGCAGAACTGCTTCAACGGCGGGCATGAGAGATGCACCGATTGACTCTTTTGTTTCGTCGAGGGCAACTTTCATCCTGGCGAATTTGCCTGCGGTAGTTTCGGCTGCTTCGGATGCTGCACCACCGAAAGTCTCAGACATTGCTGCCATCACTTCATCGAGGGATGCGCCGTCTTTAATCATCTGACGAAGTTCAGGCGACAGTTTTGCTAGCGCAGTGAAATTTCCGCCGTAAGCCTTTTCGAGACTTTTTGTGACTGTCTCAAGGCTCAATCCTTTGGCACTGGAGATGTCCATAGCAGCCGATGCCAGTTCCTGCGCCTTTGTGATGTCGCCAGTAGCGCGGACAAGACCGCCAAGTGCCGGACGAAGTTCGTCATCGGTGACTCCAAGCAGTTTGCCCTGGACGGCTATCCAGTCTTCGTTGGCAGTTATTTGTGCGTCGGTTGCGCCTGTGGTGCGTCGAATCTGTTCAGCAAGTTTGTCCTGCGCGGCTGCGTCCTCGATTGCGCCCTTGACTGCTGATCCGAGGGCAGCGGTCAGACCTGCAAGTGCAGCAGCTGCGGGAACGGCTGCTTTCTTGATTGCAAACTGTGCCTTCTCCCCGTTGGTCTCAAGGTTCTTGAATTCCTTGATTGCCTTGTCGATTCCTTTGCCGTCAAACTCTGTGATGATTGGAATTGCGATTGTCATTTGAGTTCTCTTTCAACGCGGGCTTTGACTTCATTAGTTGCGCGTAGAAGTTCCCGCGTTATTTCTCCGCGCTTGCGAAAGACGGCAGGGCCAAGAATGCGCGTATGGTTCGGGCGCAATTGCCCAAGAGAATCGCCCAGGCGGTTTTGATTCGCGCGTCCCGCTGCTTCAAAGACGGCTGCTGCAACATTGGTCTGGGTGATGTAGATGAGCGAAGTTGCCTCTCGAGAAGCGTCAACTTTTAATTTGACTCCAGAGACTGCCTTTGCCACAGAGAACGGAAATATCTTCTTGTTGGCTTGTTCCCATTTGCGCGCCATACCGGACAAAGGAACCTTCGTGTAACTCTTCTGGACTTCTTGGATGGCAGGTTGTGCGATACGGGTTGCGTCGGCGGTGAACTGCTTGCGGAGACCAGGCTCAATCTTGTTCAGCGAACGAATAGCGTCACGAACTCCGACGACTTCAAGTGAAGTGTTTGTTGTCATCGTCTGCTCCTTTGTGCTTTTTGTTGTTCGTTCAACACGTCAACAACCGTGAAGAGATCGTCTGTGTCGAATGGGATGTCGGGTGTCCAGTATCCAGTCGCGACAAGAACCTCCGCTAGTGAGCGTCGGAAACTGCCGCTTCTGTAAAACTTGGAGCATCCTCCGACACGACCTCGATGGACTTGGTTTTCTTGATGAATTCGTCAAAGGCGAGCGGTGTTGTAATCCCTGCAGCTCGTGCAGATTCGAATGCAAAGAACGCGAGGTCTTCTGCGCCGATGCCGTTTGCGAGACTGGATGCTTGTCGTTTGAATTTGCGTTCCCATGCCACGACAACGAATAGGTTCGTTTCGCATTCATAGGGGTCGCCTTCAATCGGTGTTACTTGTAGTCGGATTTTCATTGTTTCCCTCTTTCAATTATCAGGGCGAGACGATGTCTCGCACCCATGTTCCATTTGAGAATGACACTGAGGCAACCGCAAGGGTTCCGATGGACGACATAATTACAGGTGATGCATCCAATGTGCAGTTTGTAATTGTGAACTCAGGGTTAGTCGCTGATTCGGTAACGCCAGATGGGGACACAACAATTGTGCATCCGCCAGCAGCGACGATTGCAGTGAGGAGTGCTTCAACTTCGGTTGCGCCGTATGAGAGATACAGGTCTAGGTTGACCGCCACAGATTGCAAGCCCTTTACTGCCTGTCGGCCTGTATCTGCTAGCGATGTGCTCTCGAGGAGTTCAAAGCCGAGCATGACCTCGCATTTCGAGAGTTGATCCGAAACGTCGACGGCTGCTCCGCCAGTTGGGGTGATGTTGCAGGTTGCACCTGACAGGAATGTTGCTGTTGCCATTGGTGGCTCCTTAGTTTCTACGCACGGCGATTGCCACCGTGAGATCGTATGTGGGTATGTCTTGCCCGCCGTAGTTTGCATTGCCTGGACGGGCGTCTGTAACTGCGATGGGCGAGTTCATGATGGTGTCAACGGTTGACATCAAATAGTCTCCGCTGTCTTGGTTGCCTGGAGGGGCTGCCAAGATGCGAACGGGAATGCGAAAGTCGCCCACGTTGTAAGTGAACGAAGTCATGACGGGAAGTTCAATCATCACGGACATTGGTCGCGCGTTGCGCGGGTCTGTGACAGGTTTGAGACCGAGAGCGGTGAGTTGTGTTTTGATGGCGTTGACCGCATCGACGAGGATTCCTGTTGCAGCCATTATGCGACCTGTGGTCTTCCGCAGCCGATGAGGGCCATGATGCGTCCCATTGTTGAGGGGATGGGGATTGAAGACATGGCTTCGAATGAGGCGAAGGAGTCTGCTGATCCGCGCTCACGATACAGGGTTGAGGCATAAAGAATCCCGCCCAATTTCACGGCAGCATCTGGCACAACGCTCTGCGAATCGGTGTAACCCGCTTCTCTGCGTTTCCGAAATATGTAACTATTCGAAGCTGCAACGCAAGTAGTGATGAAGGCGGTGTCGTTAGCAGTTGCGACGTCAATGCCCAAGAACTCAAGAACCATTGCGTTAGTGATCCAACTGATGCTAGGGGTGAAAGTGACTGTGCCGGTAGCAACAGAACGCTCTAAGTCTCCGTCGGCGTCTCGAAAAAGAAACTGAAAAAGTCGAATGACATCGGAGTCAAACTCAAAGTCGCCTTCGTCTGACTCTCCGATGTATTCGTTGTCTTGCGTTGACAGAACGGTATGGGTGCCGTTGATGTTATGGCCAGCGCCAGCGATGGTAACAACATCGCCGACCTGTATTCCTGTTTCTACAAAGGTCTGAAGAACAACGACACCATCGAGGCGCGTATGAAACGCGAGATCGTAAGTAGCCATTGTTCTTCAGTCCCTTTAAGAGTTCGCCTGAATTAGACGAACGCAGCCTTGATGGTGAGCGTTGGGTCAATGACCTTCGATGCCCAGTACCCACGGAACGCAATTTGGCGAGAGAGCTGCGAAGGCATCTCCACTGATATGGCCCCTTTCGCCAATTCATACGATTCAAGCGCACGAGGGTCAAGGATGGTCATACCAGCCGAGGTCAAGTTGCGGTCAACTACGACGCGAAGACCGAAGGCGAATGCGCCCTGTGTCGATGCAACGTTAAGTGAACCGTAAGCGTTCATCGGGCCAACCTGTGGGAACAACGGACGATCTGCGGTGTCGCTGAGTGAACCCATCAACTTCCAGACGTTGGGTGACACTGCAAGGATTGACGGAAGGTTTCCGTTTGAACCCGAAAGAATGTCTGCAGCTGCGGTGTACATCCACTCAACCCAATATGCAGGGTCTGCGATAGATGCGTTTGCAAAGTTATTGCTGTTGGTTGTACCAGTCTGCAACTCTGAACAAGCGAGCAAATCTGTCCGATCTGCATATACGCGTCCCATGTCGTCCAACAATGCGCCGAGAACTTCTGGCTGTGACCAGTCCATTGAAGCCTCTGAGATTTCAACGTATCCACCTTGAATTGTCTTGGTGATTTGTACGTCTTCGATTTCAAAAGTTGAAGCAGTGATTGTTGTGTTCTGTGTTGCAGTGCCGATTGAACTGTTTGTTTTTACTACAGGGCGAATAAAGA